AATTCCCGCTTGCGCGTGCGCTTCGTCGACAAGTTCAGTCCAAGGTCAGTTTGTTTCATGGGCTACATGCTCGCTGCCTCGACGATTCATGGCAAGCACTCGCGAAGGCTAGTTGTGCAGAATTTCCCTAGTGCTTTCGAGGGTGCGGGTGAGCACCTGAACCGCAGCCCGGATCGCTTCGACGCGCGTCCTGTACCGGCCGGGGGATTCGCCGTCGATGCGCTTGCATGGCGACGATCCGCCCGCGCTGTTGAAGGCGTACGAGAAACCGAACTCCCAATCGCCCTCTGCGATCTGAGCGAGCCGAATCTCGACGGACGCGCGCCCGGTGCGCTTCGAGATGGGCGCGGACAGGATTTCCGATGGCTCATACACGCCATGCTCGTTTGCCTTGGCGATCGGATACTTCGGCCGACGCGTCGGCACGGCATCGAGCAGGTCTTCGAAGCCCGTCAACGCGCGATGTACGCCTGCGATCGTGCCCGGCGACAACTTGCCGAAGCCCGGATCGTGCAACACGCTTTGCAGCGCTTGCAAAAGTTGCTTTGCATGTTGCTCGCCAATCTTCCGTTGAGGCTCAAAGCCGGACAGCAAGTGACGCGGGAATCGATTCGGCACGCGACGCTGCTGCTCGCGCAGATGATTCGCACGTCGGAGCGATTCAAGCGCTCGCGGTTTACTGGTCTGAAGCACAACGAGCGCCGCGATCAACGCGCGGGACATTCCGTCGAACGGGCGAAGGTGGATATCGTTGAGCGTTTCGCGCTTCGCTTGCTCGATGAGTGGGTCAACGATCAGTGCGTGCGTTGCGAAGGTCGCGGCGTCGTGCGGACAGGCGGGCGGTACATCTGCCCCGACTGCGCGGGATCGGGGCGTCGACCGATCGACGAGGCAGCGCGTGCGCAGGCGCTCGGCATTCCGCTTGATGAGTATCGCTGTCACTGGTCGCGACGTTTTCATGACATGCTTGCGCTTCTCGATAACGTGAATGGGTCGGTGTTCGATACGATGCGTCGGCAATTGCGAGAATGAAGCGACTTCCATTTCAAGAGTGAATGCCGTAAACTTCAGTCATCCTTTACCGCGTCACTGGATGATCGCTGGCACCGCGCGTTAGTCGTGCAAACCTCTCGGGACATAAGAACAAACAGTGGAGCCCGTTAGGTCGTGTGGAAGCGTTCGTCCTTAGATTTCCGATTTCGATGGTCCGGGTACAATTCCTATCCGAGATTCTGATCGTTTGCTTGAAATGGGTGAGCGAATGGCTGGCGGAGCGCGGGACGAGCTGATTTCACGTAAGGAAGCAGCGTTACTGGATGCGCTGCTTCGCGAAAGTGAGCGCGCGGTCGTTGTACTTGGAGCCGCGAAGGTCGACGCTGACCTTGAAGATCTGATCAAACGTGTGTTGATCCCGTCGGAGAGCACGCGCGATCGGCTTTTCGATCAGGGGAATGCTTTGTCTTCCTTTGGTGCGAAAATCTCGCTTGCACAACGACTTGGAATCATAGATGCCGAATTTGCGTCCGTACTGCAAACGATTCGTAGAATCCGGAATGACTTTGCGCATAATGCTACTGAGTCTGATCTATCGCTGGCTGATCATCGTGAAAGAGTAGGATGTATAGCCGCATGGGCAGGGCGTGGCTCTGATTTTCATATGATGATGCGGGCATTGGCGACGCAGTCGCATGTGCCGGAGTTACGTAAACGGTTTATCGCTGGTCTCGTTACTGTAATATTGGTTTTTTATCACGGCCGCCTATCACTTAAGAAGATTGATGTCGGAGGACCATTGCAGCCAAATGAGTGGATAAGGTTAGCGGACAGTTAAATTTAGAATTCACCTGAAGCCCTAAGTGCGAAAGCCCTCGGGGCTTTTTGCATTGGGGCGCTGAAATGCGAAGCGAGTTGGCGAATGGCGGGCCGGGCGAGGTCTGGTCGGCGTGGAATGAGGATCGAAGCACGGGGCGCGTTACCGCGCGTGGCTTCGTATTCGATGATCCAATGGACCGCATCGTGTAGGCGATGGAGCGTGCGGGTGATCACGCGGTCGCGGTGCTTGCCGTCGGGGTCGCCGCTGCCTAGAAAATGGGCAGGGGACCCTATTGCGCGGGTGCATGCGGGGGTGCGCACCCGCGCTTTTTCTCTACTGGTGAATGACCTAGGGGGGTCATATTCATGCCAACCCAACAACAAATCGCGGAGCATCTCGACTTCGATCGGTCGGCCGTTTCGCGTCTGGTCGACCGACTCAACATCGACTATCGAACGGCGTCGATGGATGAGATCCGCATGGCTTACCTTCGGCACTTGCGAGAGATGGCCGCCGGTCGCGCGAGCGAGACCGGTATTGACCTTGTGGCCGAACGCGCGATGACCGAACGTGTCGATCACGAAATCAAGTTGCTGACGCTGGCCGAAAAGAAAGGGCAGTTGGTCAACGCAGCGCAGCTTGAGCACGCATATGGCCAGATGGTCGGTGCCTTTCAGACGGAACTGCTCGCGCTATCCGACAAGCTGGTGCAGGAATTGCGCGCGCTGTATGACGTTGAAATTGACCTCGAATGGTTGAACGAGCATATGTATGGGTGTCTTGAACAGCTTTCTGGATACGACCCAGACGGTTCGGGCGGTGATTCGGCGAATCGTGCAGCTATTGCGTCCGCCGCAGAAGATCGGGACGACGGACTGGGCGCGCAAGCATCGGCGGATGAGTGCGAAGGCGACGGCGAGCCCCGGCCGCTATAACCCGAACATCACGCCGTGGGTGTTCGGCATGCACGCGGCTCTCGACGATCCGCGCGTGCAGAAGGTCGTGTGCATGAAGTCGGCGCAGGTCGCGTGGACGGATGGGGTGCTGTTGAACTACATCGGCCGGCGGATCGATGTCGATCCGTGCCCGATGATCATCATGTTCGCGAAAGAGAAGTCGGCGAAGAAGTTCAACATGGAGAAGTTCGAACCGATGGTCGAGGTGACGCCGCGCCTGTCGGCGAAGCTTGCCGGCGTGCCGCAGCCGAACGATGCGCGAGCGCCCGCTCGCGCCGTCGAGCGCACGAATGATCTCGGTTTGCGCCTCGCGAAGCTCCAGGATCGAGCGGTACTTCACGCGGCGATCCGCATACTGCACTTCGAGCTCGCCCTTCGCGATCGCGGACTGGATGCGATCCAGATCCTGCCTTGTGTAAGCCATCGGCTTTCTCCTAGCGACGCGTCAGGTAGGCCGAGCGGCCGACGCGACGCCCCTGAATGCGCGAAACCCCGCTCGGCGGCGGGGTTTCGATGGGTTGTGCGGTTTGCTGCGGTGGCGGCGGATCCGTGCCCGCATCGCGATCCTTCGGCGAATCCGGCAGCACCTCGACCGGCAGCGCCGACGGCAACGCGTCGAGCACCGGCACCGCCTCGAACAGCGACACCTGCGACAGGCGCTGCTGCTCGACCTGCCAGTGCAGCTCCGTCATCAGATGCGTCTTGACGCTGCGCGCCGCATGCAGCGCATACGCCTCGCAGTCGAGCGCCTCGTTTCGCGCGCCGGCCTTCTTCTGCCAGACGCGCTTGGTGCCGATGCAGGCGGGCACCTTCACCTCGGCCGTCAACTGCGACAGATAATCGGATCGAACGTCGCGATACCAGTGCATGCGTCCGGGGCCGTCGCCGTCCAGCTTGAGCCGGTTGTCGAGGATCAGATCCTTGGCCTTGCTGACGCCGACCATGTACGGCCGCAACCCGTACTTCGCCGCCTTGCTGTTGTTCCGCGTCGAGTCGACCGACGCGCGCGGCGTGCTGAAGATCTCCGCATTGGCATCCGTACCGCCCTTGATCGCCAAGACGTTCAAGCCCCGCCGCTGTGCCGCGCGCACATACTTGTAAACCGCGTCCGACGTCGAGCCGTCCGACGAATCGATCGACGTCGCCCGGACCCGCGGCAGCCCGCCTGTTTCATGCCGGTAGGCGTGCGTGATCAGCGTCGTGAGCGCGCCCCATACGCCGCCCGTCAACGGGTCTTCGCGTTGGTCCATCACGTTGCCGAAGATCTCGTCCCATACGACCAGCCAGCTTTCCTCGCCACGCCCCCACGCGCGCAGCACGATCGCCAGGCGATCATGCTGCACGTCGACGCCGAGCGTCAGCAGCAGACCGCCCGCCGGCACCACGAACGCCGGATACGGCAAGGGGGTTCGATGAGCCGTGCGCATCCGATGCTCGCGCGGCGGGGATTCGTGGTGCCGACGCGGCTGAAGGCGGCGGTGTACGAATCCGCGAGCACGGGCGGCGCTCGCGCACGGTCGTGGAAGGCGTCGAGCGCGGGGCCGAACGCGGCGGCGGCGCAAAACCTGCCGCTTATGCGGCATCGGGCGCGCGACGCTATTCGAAACGACCCGTGGGCGAAAGCCGCGATCACGCGGCTCGTGTCGAACACGATCGGCTCTGGCATACAGGCGCATCCGCGGCATCCCGACGAGGCGATGCGAAACGCGCAAAAGCTGCTTTGGGACGACAGCGCAACGGAGATCGACGCGGACGGGCTGTTCGACATGGCGGGTTTGCAGACGCTGGCCGCTCGAGCGTTCTTCAGCGACGGCGAGGTGCTCGTGCGGCGGCGACTTCGCAGTTGGCATGACGGATTGGCCGTGCCGTTGCAGGTGCAATTGCTCGAAGCCGATCATCTGCCGGTGAGCAAGAACGAACGCCTGCCGCGCGGCGAGATCGTCAACGGCGTCGAGTTCGACGACGACGGACGGCGCATTGCCTATCACCTGTTGACCCGGCATCCCGGCGAGTACGGTCGGCAGGCGGGGGACAGCACGCGGACGGTGCGCGTGCCGGCCGACGAGATCGCGCACGTGTTCCTCGCGCTGCGGCCGGGGCAGGTCCGCGGCGTGCCGGAACTGTCGACGGTGCTGCTGCGGTTGCATTCGCTCGACAACTTCGACGACGCGGTGTTGTTCCGGCAGGAGGTCAGCAACCTGATCAAGAACAAGGGGCGTCGAGGTGGCAAGCATGGTTAAGGTGCCGAAGAAGACGCTCGCCGGCGTCGTCGGTGCGATCGCGGCCGGCGTGCTGGCCGTGGTCGTGCCGAAGTTCGAGGGCGTCAAGGCGGTGGGCTACCTTGATCCGGTCGGCATTCCGACGAAGTGCATGGGCGACACGCGCGACGTTGTCGTCGGCCAGGCGTGCAGCGAAGCCGAGTGCCGCGCGTCGCTCGAAACGCAACTGATTGCGCACGCCGAACCCGTGCTGCGTTGCACGCCGGGGCTGAAAGATCGTCCGTATCAGCTCGCTGCAGCCGTCAGCTTTGCATACAACGTCGGCGCGAACGCGTACTGCAACAGCACGACGGCGAAGCGCTTCAACACGGGCGACCTACGCGGCGGGTGCCGCGCGATCAACGAGGCCGACGACGGCCGCCCGCAATGGGTAACGGCGCGGGGCCGGGTGTTGCCCGGCTTGGTGAAGCGGCGCGCGGAAGAGCGCGCGATCTGCGAGCGGGGGCTGTGATGCCGAAAGCAGCTCCGTATCTGCTGGCCGCGCTGCTTGGCATGGCGGCGGGTGCTGGTGTCGAGTACCTGATCAGCGCACGCCGGCTTGCCGACGAGCAGGCCGCGCGAGCGCTCGACGCGCAACGGCATGCCGAAGCGTTGGGCGCGATCTCGCGTGCCGCGCTCGACGCCGAGCAGCGCGCGATCGCCGCGCACGAGGCAGCCACGTCGGCGGTGGCCGCTGTTGACCAACGAACCACGAAGGAGAAGATCGACCATGAAGCAGAGAATCGCAGCCTGCGGGCTGCTCTTGCCGCTGGCACTGAGCGGCTGCGCGTCGCCGTCCGAAACTGCACGGCAGCCGATCGTGACGGTGTGTCCGGTGCTTCCAGCGCCGCCGGCGTGGGCGATGGTGCCGCCGCCTACGCTGACGTCGACGCAGCGGTTGCGGAACGCGTTTTTGCCGTCGCCGGAGACGATCAGCGCGAGATCGACAAACTGACGGCCCTGCAGGGCTACGTGTGTGCGGTTCGGCCCGAGACGCCGGGCTGCGAGCGGAAGTAACGAGAAACAGGGCGGCCGGCGCGCGTGCGCGAACACGCATGACGGCCGCCTTTCCACTGTCCATGCCAGTGAATCGGCCAAGGCCCTGCTTACCTACGTAGGCGGGCCGGATTCTACACCAAGTTTAAAAACGGCTTTCACAATGGCAAATCCCATCATTCCTTGGATCGGCGGCAAGCGTCGACTCGCGGAACACATCATCCCGCACTTTCCGAAGCACGAGTGTTACGTCGAGGTTTTCGCAGGCGGGGCTGCGCTTTACTTCATGCGACCGCCGGCCAAGGTCGAGGTGATCAACGATATCAACGGCGAGTTGGTGAACCTGTATCGCGTCGTTCAGCACCACCTTGAAGAGTTCGTACGTCAGTTCAAATGGGCGCTGACGAGCAGGCAGGTCTTCGAATGGCTCAAGCATACGGTCCCGGAAACGCTCACCGATATTCAGCGCGCGGCGCGGTTCTACTACCTTCAGAAAAGTTGCTTTGGCGGCAAATTGGAGGGGCAAACGTTCGGAACGGCGACGACTACGCCGCCCGGCCTGAATCTGCTGCGCATCGAGGAGGAGCTATCGGCAGCGCACATTCGCCTTGCGAATGCGTACATCGAGCGGCTCGATTGGGCGACCTGCATCGATCGTTACGATCGGCCGCACGCGCTGTTCTACGTCGACCCGCCGTACTTCGAGACTGAGGGGTACGGCGTTGCGTTCCCTTTCGCGGAGTACGAGAAGATGGCCGAGCGGCTGCGGTCGATCAAGGGGCGCGCGATCGTCAGCCTCAACGACCATCCGGAGATCCGGCGCGTGTTTGCCGGCTTCCACATCGAGAGCATGCCGATTCAGTACACGATAGGCGGCGGGAAGGGCGTCGAGCGCCGCGAACTGATTATTTTTAGCTGGGACGACGCGGCACAGCCGGTTGGATTGTTCTGAGGCGGTAGAGATCGACCTGCCGTCAGGAGGGCGGCAGGTCGGGTACTGCATGGGCCGATTTACTGCATGCGGAAGGACCAGACGTTACAAATCCTTCCACCGCGAAAGATACGACAAAATCGGTGGCTGCTGCATGTCAATCTTGGTTAAATGGGACGGTTCGGCGCGCCACACATCTGCCATTTTCCAGTTTTCGTCTGCGGATTTGATATCCTTGCAGCGATAACTCGGCGGATTGCCCGTCGCGACACGCGGCCCGATCGCCTGAATCCAATACGCATTCAATAAGAATTGAGAGGGCGGTTGTGTCATTAAATGAAACACTACGCAGTTTCGCGGCGGGGGCCGTCGACTGGAACAATCGGCCGGTCGCGCTGAATTTCGGCCGACTGCAAAGTACCTTGGGGCCGCTCTTGGCCCTTCAGCACGCGGGCATTCGCGAAGCGCTGATGACAGGCATCCACGGGCACCTGACCTGTGTGTCGACGCGTCACGATCTGTCGCCCCGGCTATTCCTTGGCGTGCCCGTCTCTCTGCGGCTTGTCACCGATCGCGGCCAGCTCCGCTTCATCAACGCGATAGTCAAAGACGTGCAGATCGGCCAGAGCGACGGCGAGCTGTGCGTATACCAGCTTACGGTGTGTGACGCGCTGTCGCTGATGGACAAGCGCACCAATTCGCGTGTGTTCCGCAAGACGAGCGTCGTCGACGTGCTGGCGGTCCTGTTGAACGAATGGCGGCGTCGTAGCCCGGCGCTCGCGGCGGCGTTCGAGTTCGACCTGTCCGGCCTCGACCGAAGCCGTTATCCGGCGCGCGAGCTGACCCGGCAGGTCAACGAGTCGGACGCGAAGTTCGTGCGCCGGCTGCTGCGCCGCGAGGGCATCAACGTGTTCGCGAAAGTCGGTCCCGCGAAGCCACCGCGCAACATTCACGACGAGACGCCCGTCCATACGCTTGTTTTTTGCGACAACCCGCTGCAATTGCCGGAGGCCCCGGCGGGCACGGTGCGCCTGCACCCGCGCGACGCCGCGACCGAGCAGCGCGATACGATCACGCTGTTTGCGCTGCATCAGCAACTGATTTCCGGGCAGGCGAGCCGGCCGTCGTGGGACTACAAGCAGGGGCGTGTCCACGATTCGGCGGCGACCGCGAGTATCGATCAGGGCGAAGCCGGCAACGACCTTGCGAACCTGCTGACGGACGTGGCGATCGACATTCCGCATGTCGGCGATTCGTGGGACGATCACGATCGGATTACGCGCGACCGGATGCTCGCGCATCAATTCGACGCCGAGCGCTACGACGGCGTAAGCAGTGTGCGGGATATGCCGGTCGGCCACTGGTTCACGCTGACCGGCGATGTCGATCTCGACATGCAGCCGGTCGAGAAACGGCAGTTCATGATCACGTCGGTGCATCACGAGGTCTGGAACAATCTGCCGAAGGGCTTGACGGGGCGCGTGCACGCGTTATTTACCGCGAGCCGCAATCTGACGCAGGCCGCACCCGCATTGCCAGCCACGCTCGAGGCGGAATCGGATACCCGCTACGAGAACGCGTTCACCTGCGTGCGGCGCGGCGTTCCGCTCACGCCCGCGTACGATCCGAAGATCGACCTGCCGCCAGTCCATCTGCTCACGGGCGTGATTGTGACGCGCAACGGCGAGGAAGTCGTGTGCGACGAACTTGGCCGGGTCTACGTGCAGATACAGGGGCTCGATGCGGGCGATCACGCGCATGCGCAGGGCGCAGGCACCAACGGCAATGCGGGCGACAGTGCCCCGATCCGTGTGGCGTCCAGTTTGGCCGGGGCGGGCTTCGGCGTATCGTTCCTGCCGCGCGCCGGCATGGAGGTCCTGCTGGGCTGTATCGCGGGCGATCCCGACCGTTTGGTGATTCTCTGTGTGCTCGGAAACGGCGTGAACACGCCCGCGACGTTCACTCATACCGGTTCGCTGCCGGGCAACCGTTTCGTGTCGGGAATCAAGACGCAGGAAATCAAGGGCCGGAAATATAACCAGCTCCGGCTCGACGATACGCCGCAGCAGATAAGCGCCCAACTCGCGAGCGAGCACGCGCATACGCAGTTGAATTTGGGTTACCTGACCCAGCCGCGCAACAACGGCGTCGGACAGGATCGTGGCGAAGGCGCGGAACTGCGCACGGACGCGGCCGCGGCGCTGCGGGCGGCGCAGGGCATTCTGCTAACGACCTATGCGCGCTCGCAGGCGAGCGGCGGCCAGCTCGATCGCGATGAATTGCTGCAATTGCTCGGCGAGTGTACCGAACTCTTCAAGTCGCTCGGCGACTACGCGGGACAGCACGGCGGGCAGGCGGCAGATACGGCAGGCCAGACCGCCGTCGCGCAGGCGTTCAAGGGCTGGACGCCGGGTAGCGGCGCATCGGAATCGAGTAGCGTCGCAGGCGGTTCGCAGGCGTTGATGGCGTTCGGTGCGCAGGCCGGTTCAGTGAACGTGACGCCGAAGACACATGTTACTTACGCGGGCGAGAACATTGATCAGGTCGCGCAGCAGCATCTTCAGTTGATGAGCGGTCAGCGCTTTAATGCGACGGCCGGACAGGGAATGCAGTTGTTCGCGCGCGGCACTGGCGTACAGGCCGTGGCCGGTGAGGGGCCGATGTTGCTGCAGGCGCAGGCCGACACCCTGACGGCGAATGCTCAGAAGGGCGTCAAGATCGCGACGAATGAGAACGAGGTGCTTGTCACCGCACCGACGATCCGGTTCGTTGCCGAAGACGGCAGTTATATCAAGATCGGCGGTGGCGTGACGCTCGGCACGAACGGTGACATCAAGTTGCTGTCGGCGTCGCACCAGTGGGGCGGGCCGTCGACGGAGCAGGCTTCGAAAACATCCTTCACGAACCAGCCGACCGACCAGCAGTTCCGTTTGCACTTCCCTGGGCATACGCCGGAAACGCCGGCGCTGGCGGCTAACCAGCAATATCGCATCGCGCTCAACGACGGTCGGATCATCGAAGGGAAGTCGGATGCCAGTGGGCTGACGGATCTGGTGAAGGACGACGTGATGCGCATCGCCAAGATCGATATCTTGAAGCCGTCGCTCTGAAACGACAGGGGAGAATTCTGTGGCCGAGACCAACAACGACTATCGTGTGCATGCGCAGGGCGCTGGCGTCACGATTTCGGATCGACCGGATGCTCGCAACGTGCAACTGCCGGGTGATCTGCCGGGCATCGTGATCTTTATTCACGGGGTGAACGATCCGGGTGCCGTGTATTCCGTTGTCGAGCAAGGGCTGTGTCAAGGGCTCAATGAGCGCTTGTCACGGACCGATTTGAAGGAGGGTAGCTACGGCGCCCTTTATCAACGAGCAAAGACTCAAAAAAATCCGAGCAAGCGGCAAGCGGAGATTTTGTCCGATCCTGATATGTATCTATATCAGCGTGCCGAACTTCCCAATATCACGAAAAGTTTTTTTATTCCGTTCTATTGGGGGTTGCGTGCCGACAATCGGGATATTGCCAAATTGAATAACCCCGGCATCATCAAGAGTCGGGTGGCAGACGATCGCGGCAACCTTATGACACGTGGCCAGTATCAGGATGTCAACGGAAATCGGCTCGATGCACACTTTGCAAAGGCCGGCGGATTCTTTGCCAACGCAACCAACAACATCCCGCAGATGTACGGTCGAGGTTTCGAGCCGGACTTGAAAACGCGCCTTGTGATGCGCAACGCAGTGGCTGGGAACAGCGTGTTCGCGGGCAAAGCGCCTGATCGGCGCTATTTCGTACTGGCAGCGACGCGACTGGCGAACCTCATCAAGACGATTCGCACAATCCAGCCGAAGGCGTTAGCCTCTGAGCATGGCATAGACCCTCGGCATGAAACCATTACAGTGTTGGGCCACAGTCAGGGGACGATCATTACCCTGCTGGCACAGGCGATTCTTAAGCAACAGGGGCAGCGTTGCGTTGATTGCATCATCATGGTGGACACACCCTACAGCCTCTACGCAACGGAAGACGACGGCAACCAGACCGGCCACGGAAAGCTGAAAACGCTGATCGATATCGTCAATGTGGTTACGAGCGAGCCGCATACCGTTCCCGATCTGGCAGACCTGCTGATCACTGCGGAGCAATCAAGTGGTCGAGCAGGCGCGAACTGGAGCAAGACCTGCGGAAAGCGACTGGACAAGAACGGTAAGAACTGGGTTACGTTCGACGAGCGAGACAATCGCGGCAAGGTGTATCTGTACTTTTGCCCTGAAGATACGGTGGTAGGGCTTAAGAAAGTGCGCGGGATCGGAACGTTTGGTGTGCCTGATGAAGTGCCTGCTGATGGATCTGCCGCCAAACATGGTAAGACCATGCAGGCCATGACGGCCCTTGCGCCCAAGCGTTTCCACCAGCGCGTGTGGACGCGGATGGAGCGCGATGATAACGGCAATGGCAAGTTCAAGAAGGTGCTGGTCGGCACATCACCTGCGCGGGTGCCCGTGCGCGACCGGTTCGAGCGACTTACACCTGGACCTGATACGGATGGAACCATGTTGGGCACGGTGCTTGAATCGAGCAAGAATGCTGCTCTGCAGGCGTCATTTACTCGTAACGATATCCGTTTTATTAACGGTGAGGAACTGAAGCCGCCGTGCGAACCCGACTTGTACGGTGGCGAAATCAAGAAAGGTGGTCCACGTCCCGGCCACGCCGACGTGGCCGGGATGATGACGCCAGACGATGTCACGAAGGATGTTTCGTTGGGCAATCAATACGCGTCATTCAAATGGATTACCGTCGAGACGACGCGTAATCCGCTGGCTAGCATCGAGTCTTACAAGACTGCTTTCAATCAGGGCAAGGCGATCGACGGTCAGTCGCAGAATTGGCGGGTGGTCCCGGACACATCTGCGACCTCAATGATCAAGAACGCATTGCTTCCGATCGTTCCGCCGCAGTATCTCATTCAACGAGAGCAAACCCCGAATGAAGCTCGTCTGGACATGCAGCAGAATCCGGACGCTCGAGAACCCAACAATTACCATTCGGGTGTGCTGCACAGCACGGAGAATCATCGGTGGGTGACCGCGATGGACGTCGCGATTGGTCAGGCCGTCACGCTCGATGATCCGGTTTGGCGCGAATTGCTGATCCTGATGGCGGACTGGAAAATGGTTCCGGCGTCACTCGCCAAGATTAAAAAAAATGCAAATTATGATCGTCTTGATTCCAAGATGCAGGATTTTATTCAAGCCTGTTCCGACTATTATATGTACGGGATTTTTCCTGATGCGCACGTGTCTTCGACTCCGCCGCCATTGGTAACCAGTGAATTGACATCAGCGGCCATCGCTGCACAAGAGAAGGCTCAGGCCGAGTACTACAAACAAGAGGCGCAGAAAGCCCAGATGATGTATGGGAATAAGACGCTCGGGGAAGTATTCCAGGGGATGCCGCGATGATCGCGAGACCGCGAATTTGGCCGTATGCTGCCGCGTTTTTTGTGGTGGCGATAATCTGGACTATCTTTGTGATGGCGCGACACTACAGTTATTGGCAAACGACAGGGCAGGAGATGCCGCAAATGGGAAGTAGCATTCGGAATGGCGTGCTAGTGATCTTGGCTTTGATCGCCTTGGCGTACGCCGCGAGCGTCGCGTGGTTGCATCGATCTCCGGTGGCGACTGCTGGCACATCCGACCGTCCGGTTTCGGGCAATCAAGATAGCAGTGCAGTCGTAGCGCACGGCTTCAACGGCTCTTCCACGATGTTGTCACAGGCCGGACAAAAGTACGTGCTTGAGGTTCGTGGAATGGGGATCGTGGTTGGTGAATATGCCGACGAGGAAATCTGGCGCGAGATCGAAAAAAAGGCTGACAACCACGCATCGTATGTATCGGCAAATCCGGAAGACTATCCGGATAGTGACGATATCCGGATGGCTGATCTTGGTGTGTCAACTACTTTGTCATTCAAGGAAGGCGGTCGTCATGCCGTCGAATACTGGCCGGTGCCAACCATTGTCTGGGGACCACCAAAAGACAAGCGGAATGATTTTCGTGCGGCAAAGAATATTGCTGATGGCAGGCAAAAAGCGAGTCTTGGTGTGACGCTTTTCCTGTGGGAGGCGGACGCTAATACTAGCGATGGCGCGGCAATGATCGAGAAGCTGTTCGCGTTCTTCGACTCGCATCCAGACGTACCGGCTGCCTTGGTGGTCAGTCAGGACGGGTCGATGCTGCGCTCGCTTCTTGTTGCGCCTGGTAGTGGCGGAACATCTCGCGCGGGACACATCATTCCCGAACTGCCGGATAGTATGGGCGCCATCCTCGTGTCCCGTTCGGATCGAGTGGACAAACTTATTCGTCCGTACGCCGTCGAGCAGACTGCGCAGATCGATCGGAACAGTACCGAATACGACATCATCAAGCTGTGGAATTTCTTTTGGGAGCAGAACGACGGCCGCGGCCCTGACAGCTTCACAGCGCATTACATCGAGCAGGAAAAGCAGGCTGGCGTTCTGTATCCGGGAGCGATTGGCGTGATGTCGTCTACGTGGTGGCAGGCGAAATTGCCGGCGTTCTGGAAAACCATCGACAACAAAGGGCCGGGTCAGTTCACGCCAACGCTGTATATTCCAGTGCGCTGGACGACGTGGCAGGTCAAGCAATTCGACGATGCACCTTTGCTCGGATATCTCCATCGTCCGGTTGATGTAAAGCTGACCGACGATCACGGACAACCGCTCAAGACTGTGGCTCAGGCGGCAGCGCTAAAAGCGGGGTGGGAGCAGGCCGTCGCAACGTTGCCAGGCGGGAAGGAGCCGAAACGCGTGTTTTACGATACGACTGGCGATCGCCTATGGGCTGTCCCATTGAATCAGGCGCTCGCGCAAGCAGGCGCGGCTGCCCCGAGCCTGAGCGACGTCAAGGATGGTTACGATATCGGTGCTCGCATTGGCAACACCGGTGTGAGTTCGCCACTTGTACAGATCGGTTTGGGACTGATTGCAGGCTATCAGGATGGCGGAGCGAGTGCGACCGTCAACCGGCGCCCTAATGGTACAGCGAGCATCATCATGGTTAGCCCGCCCGACGCGACGAGTAAAGCAGCGTGGGCTCAAGCGAACAACGGCGCGAATCCGTTCAAATGATGGCTATATCGTGAACTCCATGAAAGAGCGCGACCGTCAGATCCAATCCACAAATGCGAAACCTGACGACGTTCGGGAATGGATGCTGCCTTCGCCAGTGCGTTCTGTCTTGTTTATGGCGACCTTCCTCGGCTTTGGGATTTTGGAGTTTGCGCGGGGTTGATTCATGGCATGGCCGGTGCCAACGGTGCAGATTGGTGGTGGGTATGGACCTTTCGAAGCACGGCGTTGTTGCTTGTGCTTCGCTGCGTGCATGCCTTTATCACATCGCCTTGGGAAATGCGCGGTCCTGGATGCCGAGGCTATGTAGTCGAACCTGAACAATCCTGGACGGCTTATACGGAAAGGCTGTGATGCCGAAACGGTGTTGTTGGATTTGCAGGAAGCAGGCATATTGACGCGTGAATCCTGCAAATCCTGACGAGGTGTGGATG